AGGTGCGGATGCGGATGTGCGCGAGGTCGGTGATGCCGCCGTCGGCTTCGAGACCGTCGAGGATGGCGCGGAGGTTGGCCTCGGCGCGGGCTACTTTTTCGGCGGCGGTCATCGGACAACCCCCTTGATCGGTCGCCACTCCTCGAACGACGCCGAGTCAACGCCGTTGGTGAACACCTCGGGCGTACCGTCGTGGCAGACACGAAGCTCCACCTGGACGCAATCGCGCTTGTCTGCGGTCTCCTTGTTGAGCCACACTGTGACGGTCTCGCCGCGCTGTAATGTCAGTTCATCAATCCGGACCATGGCGATCGGCCTCATCGATCCACCTCCTGGGCAACCCGCCCATGCTCCATCCAAGGCTCCGCCGCCCCGCTGTCGAGGTCGGCCAACATATCCTCGTCTCGCTGTTGCTGGCTCCGCTCGTCGTCGATGACACAGCGGCAAGCGTGGTCCTCGTCGAACACGTACCCGCATTCGGAACACCGGCCCGGCTCCTCCTCCCGGTCCCACTCGCCGGAGTCGAAGTCGAGGCAGAGGGCGACGGCGTTGCGAGGGCGGTAGGTCATCGCTTCGCCATCGCATCCCGTAGCGCGTCCTCGTACCGGTCCAGGTCAGCGGAGCGAACCGTCAGCGGCAGATCCTCCCACCGCTTGACCGTCGATGCCGAGACACCCAGCCGCCCACCCATGTCGCGAAGTTTGATATTCAGGAGGAGCCGCCGCGCCTTGCAGTCGGCTACCCGTTCGGTCGTCGTCGCCATTACCCAACCTCCATGTTGTGTTTGACTGTATCGAACGGCGGAACGCACGTCAAGCGGTATTCGTGACGGAATGAAAACGCCTATCCTTCATAGCCCGCCCGCGAGTCGTTTCCCCTTGACTCCCCCCGCCTCCCCGGTGCTACCGTAGAGACGCGATGACCGATACCACAACGACTCCAGTTTCCACGCCCCGCTCGCTGCCGATCGGTCATCGCACACCTACGGCGGCGGGCGGGCGCGTGGTCTCTTATCGATTAGCACCGAGGGCAGGAAGACGGTCGATCTCGCAAGTCTGTAATGATGCAGGATACGAGTTGTCTACCGCTTTGCTCGTCGTTGGATTTCGCCGCGCCGACCGAACGCAGCAAAACGACAACAACGAACAGCCCTCGGTGCCCTTTTCTCCCGCCGGCATCCCGCCGGCTGCGTCCCCGGTCTCGCCCCAGCCGGGGGCGCACCTTTGGAGCCACCGTCGCGCCCGTGCATTCGCCCCTGCGGTGGATGGCAGCCGCGGGCGCGGCGGCGGTAGGGGGATGACATGCAGGAACTACTAGCCCTCGCCTGCGCCGTTGCGTGGGCGCTCTGGGCGACGGCGGGGAGGGTGTGAGATGCCAGAGCGACTGACGGGCACAGCTCTACGCGAGGCGATGGGCGAAGCCAGGCGGAAGGCTTGGACTCCCGGTATGCTCGCGCGCAACGGGTGCCGGTACCTCGGCGACGACAAGCGCAGCGGCGAGATGATCTGGGCTGACCCGGTGGCCGAGGGTGCCGAAGCGAGATACGTGTGGCCCTTCGATGTCGTTGGCCCTGGGTGGCGACCAGATGACCGAGACGCAGTGACCGCTGCGTTCGTGGCACAGGAGGCATCATCATGCCAGAGCGACTGACGGGCGAGGAGTTGCGGGAGATTCGGGAGCGGTGCGGCCCACTGCCCGGGCATCCCTGGATCGTGAACGACATGAGCGATGTGCGAGACAACGAAGGCCGAACGCTTAGCTTCGGTGGCTTCGCCGGAGCGACAGCCAGGCTCGTGGAGTTCCGCAACTACGCGATCCGCCTCCTCGCAGCCCTAGCCGCCGAGACCACCGCCCGCCAGCAAGCAGAAGCCCACGCCGTCGCCCTCCAGCGGATCATCGATGAGCATCGGGAGGGGATGGCGCGGGCTATGCCGCCGAGGGCGAGATGAGCTTTGAACAGGCAGTAGCCTTGGCCCTCCTCGCCTCCGCCGTCGCCCTGGCCTGGGTAGTCTCGGGACCGTGGCCGAGGAGCAAGCCGTGAGCACAACAGACTTTCCGCCGCCGGGCTGGATCTTTGACGACCAGCGCGGATGGTGTCCGCCCCCTGACGGGGAACCACAGACCTACGAAGAGAGGGAAACCAAGATGACGGAAAACAAGCACTTCTCAAGCGTCGATAACGCGCACAAAGACGGGGAGCGGATCGCGCTACGGACGCGGCTCGTGTTCGCAATGGTGGATAGGTGGGGCATGGTTGCCGGAATCCTGGACGGTGAGGACTCGGCGGGCAGGTCGCGGCTCCGGCTGGCAACTCCGAGCGAACTCGTTGATCGGGCATACGACATCGCGGACCTGATGATCGCCAGGGGCGAGACGGATGGGGACTTCGGCGACAAGCCCACGCCCGAAGACTTCGGTGCGTTCAGGGCGCAGGCGGCGAGGGCCGAGCGCGAAGAAGCCGCGCGGCTTAACGAGGAGCGCGGGAAGGTCGAGTACACCTACTAGCCGCAGCCATGCAGCCTACCCCCGCCTCCATCCTAGCCGCCCCGGACTAAGGCCACACGATCGCCGACTCCTCCTCCTTAACCGGCGACGACGGAGTAGATGACGGCTCCCCAGAATCCGAGGACGCCGGCTCCACTGAGAATGACGACCACGGTCCGACGATCTTCAGACCGACGACCCCACCCACAACGGCTAGCGAGAGCGCGAGCAAGGTGAGCAGGGCCTTGACGACCCAGCCGGGGACGGCGCCCGGTGTCGCTGGCCTGCGCTCCGGTATCGTCTCCACCGCCCCATCCGGAAGCGCCTGCGGATACTCCCCCGACGATGCCTCCCGCCTCGCCGTCAGGATCAGCGTGAGCCGCGCCATCTCCTCGCGTAGCGTCTCCATCTCCTCGCGTAGCGTCTCCATCTCCTCGCGCGTCTTCGTCCCGCTGTCCTTGTCGTCTAGCAGCGCCGTCGCTACCCGGTCCAACTGGTCGCTTGTCGTGTCGAGCTTGTCCAGGATCTCCTGTGCTCGCTCCCTGTCCCGGCGATCCTGGAGGGCAGAGATCTGCCGGCGCCGCTCCACGCTGTCGCTGACAGTCTGCGAAATCTCCATCAGCTCGCGCTCGAACCAACCTTCGGCCGGCATCGTCTGCGTCCCTTCTCTGCCGCACTGCGTCAAGCACCCGATCAGCTGCCAGGTCTAGCCGTTGCTGTCGGACATCTAGCGCAAACATCTCACCCTCAAATCTCCCACCCCGTAGCGTATCACGTCAGCCGCCAGCCACAGGCCGAGAACGGCGAGGGCTAGCGGGCGGGCATCACAGCCGGCCTTGCCTCTTCGCCTTGCGCAAGATGGCGCCAGCGATCGGGCAGCAAATCAAGGTGAAGGCCAGCCCGTCCCACCGCTCCCACGGATCCGGGAGCGGGATCATCGCGTCGACACGCTCGCCCATCTCGGACGCCAGCGCCCACACGCGCTGCGCTGGGCGCAATGCGGGGAGCTCGTCGGCCATGTCGTCGAACAGGTCATCGGCGAGGGCGTGGAGGGCGTCACGGTGCGCCTTGCGGGCTGCGCGGGCGGCCTTGCGCTTGGCTTTCAGGTGGCGCGGCATCACTCCTCCCCCGCGCTATCATCGTCGGCGCTGTCGTCGTCCATGTCCTCGGCGAGACCGGCGATCAGATCCTCAGTATCCACGCTCGCCTCGCAGTTGATCTCGCCGTCCCGATAGCTGACGGTGACGGATACGGCAGCGATGACCGCGAGGATCGCGACCACCCACAGGGGCGCGGCGCGTTTCTTTTTCTTCTCAGGCATGACTATCCCTCCAGCGCTGCGTGAACCGCACGAACCACCGACAGGAACACAGCGTCCTTCGCCTGCTGTTCGGGCGGCAGTTCGGCGTATGGCACGAAGCACGGGTGTTCGAGCTTCTCCGGGGACTTCACGGGGCCATACACCCACCCCGCTGCCTCCTTCTCAGCGAACCACCCTTCGTGGCTCTGCTCTGGCGTGTTGCCGGCGAGCGCGCCGCGGACGCCGTTGGCCGCGCTGGACCGCTGCCACTCGGGCGCGGCCTCCCACGCTGGCTGCGAGTCGTCGCCGATGGCGATGCAGTAGGCTCGGTTCGCTTCGTGCGCCGCTCTCGCGCACGCCTCGATGATGTGATCACTCATGGGTTGCCCTCCAGTGGGCTCGATGTTGACGGATCAGCGGCGTGGGGTAAGCGTTCAGGCACTCAGCCATTACCACCCGCTCCGCGTGATCGTTGATGTCGCCGACCTGCGCCGACTCCGGGAACGCTGCCGACACGGCGCGGCGGGTAGCGGGACCGGCTAGCCCGTCGACCTTGCCAACGACGTGGACGCCGATCCTATGCAGCTGCGCCTGGATGTACGCCACCTCTGTGCGCGCCATGTCCCAGCCGCTCGCGTCGGTATCCCACGCGCCTGCGTCCAGGGTCAGCACCCGCGCCAACTGCGAGTAGGCATCGCGCCGGATGCTGGCTTTCGCCCATGCGTAGAAGTCTTGCCACTCACCGCGAAAGTCGAAGTGCCAGCACTCGCTACGCTTGCGGTCGGGGGTCGGGATGATCGGCGTGAAGCCCAGCGGGATCAGGATGTCCCACGCCTCTGCCAGGTCGATGCCGCCGAGGTGGTAGACGTCAATGTCGATCGCTTGCCCCGCGTTGTGCAGGCTCGCGCCGCCGGGGCTGGCGTAGTGCTTCCGCTCGCCGGCCTTGTAGCGGTCGTGTGCGCGCTGCGAGACGGAGAATGAGCGGTAGCACTCGGTAACGCCTAGAGTCCCTCCAGCGGCTTCTACGGTGCCCTGTGCTGCGCGTAGGCATATCGCCAGCGCCTCGGTGCCCCAGCCCGTCGACTTGGCCGACAGGTCCACGCGGTCTGCCCACGCGGATCCCGTCTCGCCGTCGGCGTCATACGAGGAGCGAACGCCGGCCAGCCGGACCAGCGGGTTCCTCACGAACGGGGCAGCGGCGCGGGGAGGGCTCACAGGCTCAGCCGGTCGAGCTTCGCACGGGCGTCGGCCTGGCACCGGGCCTTGTACGCCTTGGCCTTGAGGCTGTTCGGGATGCCCAGGCGCGCGCGGCGTTCGTGCTCGGCGAACCACCCCTTGTTCTCGCTGCCGTCAGCCGCGGCCAGCGCACGCAGGGATGCGACCATCTCCCGCCGGGACTCGCGCCCGTCCTCGTCGCCTGCGGTCTCGATGGCGTCGGACACGCTTGCGGCTACCGCTGCATCCTCGTCGGCGACGACGGGCAGCGAAGCCCACGCGGGCATCCGGCCGTTTTTGATCTCGCTGACCTCGGCCGGCGATCGGATCTCAGTCCAGCCGCCGACGTGGCAGAGGAAGTGGCGGCCACCGGCATCGATGACCGTGGAGGAGTCGGGGTAGGCTCGGCCCTTGTAGATGAACGGCATGATCGCTCCTAGCTGATCCGCACGTTGATGGCGGAGATGGTACCGGCCGAGGTGCCGGGGGTCGCGCCGTCGCCCTTGCCACGCATGGAGATCACGATGTATGGAGCATTCGCTCCGCCCGAGCGCCCGTGCCAGTTGTTCTCGGCGACGGTGGCCGGCGTGACCTGATTGTTTCCGGATGCGTCGAAGTGGTCGGCGGCGAGGAGCCCGATGCTGGCGCGCATGGTGATCCGCGTGCTGGCCGCGTTCCACTGCGCGACGTTGCTGGTGGCCCCTGACGTCAAGTTGTTGTTGCTCACACGCTGGACGTTGACCGTTCTGTTCGCGCCGTCGTACTTGAGGATCGCGCGGATGCTCTCGTCTGCGGCGGTGTTCGCCACGTCTTCGTTCGCGATGTAGACGCTCATGTTGTCGCCGCTGATGCTGCCCATGCTGGTGACGTTCAGCGAGATCGTCACGCAGATCGACTGGGCGAGGTAGAGGTCGGCGAGACTCAGCCCGTCCAGGCGCGCGACGAGGAAGACCTCCCGGTCGGCGGGGTCGGTGGTGCCGGTGATGCTCCAGGTGATGACGTTGGTCCCGACCTCGAGGGTAGCCGCAGCGAGGTCGCCGCCCGCGGCTTCGTATGCGTACAAGCCCGACGTCGTGTCCTGCGATCCGTCGCCGTTGGCGCTCCAATCGTAGGTGCCGGAGAGGTCGACGTCGTGGGAGTACGGCGTCAGGTTCGTGTCAGAGAGTCCCGCGTTCAGCTGCGCGAGCGTGCCGCTGTGCGCGGTGCCGATGACCAGGGAAGCGTGGGCCGATGCGTCGGTGTCGATGCCGGGGCCAGGCACGCCCGTGAGGTCTGCGTTCCCGTGGGTGTGCGCACTCGGCGGTCTCGCGTCTCCGCTGTCGTCCAGGGTCGCGTCGGATACGGCGGAGTTGAGTTCGGCCAGCGTGCCCGCGCCGAGGTTGTCAATGTCGGTGGCGTGCGGGTTGTTGGTGGCGCCGGCGTGCGTGGTCGCGTCGGTATCGACCCCAGCCCGCGCCACGCCCGCGTAGGTGGTCCCGCTGCGGGTGACGACCTGGCCGTCGGCCACAACGCCAGCGGTCAGCGTGGTCGGGCCGCCGGTCTCGCGGAGACCTTCGGCGACGTCAACGAAGGTGTCGTCGTCGGCGTCGTAGTCCCCGGTCCGCATCCGGTCGCTCGGGATGGTTACGTATCCAGACATGCCGGCCTCCCTAGTTCGTCAGCGTGTAGGCGCACTTGGTGCCGCCGGTTGCCGTCTGGAGATAGATCGACACCTCGCCACCGGGAGCGCGGGATCGTCGGATGTCGAGGTCGACCCATGTGTCAGACGGCAAGGCCATGTTGGCGTCACCGAGGTCCACGGTATCGGTCCCGGTAAACGAGACCTCGCCCGCGTTGGTCTTCATCTCCAGCATGATCGACCGCGTGGCGGCGGGGAGCTGGACCTCGTATGCCACGTTCGCGTTGGTCAGGGTGATCGACCCGGTGACGGGGATCGCGGTGCCGGTCAAGTCGGTCGCCATGGTTCAAACTCCTAAGCTGCCTCGCCTCGCGGGAAGGCGGGGACGTGAATCTCGATGTCTACCCGTCCGGAGTCCGACCACTGCGCGGCGTGGACGATAGCGGGGCGGGATGCCCAGCCCCGGACGGTATCTGTGATGGTGACAACGCTTCCCGGGTCCAACAGCCCGCCCGGGTACTGGTCTACCTGATAGACCGCGATCGATCGCTGGGGACCGTGCATACGGCTGACCCACGAAGCGATCCGCCCTGCGGTGCCGGAGTCCTCAACAGCGCGGGCGGATTTCGCCTCGGTCTTGGTGGTCCCGTAGATGCGCCACGCCTCGGTGAGCCACGGATCCTCTACGGCTTCGACAACGTCGTCGAGGATGGCGGGATCGCCTGAGAGCGTGACTGACTCGGCGGGGGAGTTCGTCCGCGGGTCGACGTCGTAGCTGACTTCCACGGTCGTGGCGACGGCATCGCGTGGCGTCGAGTTGACGTTCGACAACCGCGTCGAGTTGCCACCGGCGTCCGCGTTCAGGTCTGCGATGGCGTCGGCCGCGGTCGCCGTGTGCCGCCACGGCTGGAGAAACAGCCCCCGATCGCCGTAGTGTAGGGAGACGGGCAGCAGGGGGAGGAGGGCGTCCTGTATCCAGTGCCACGGGGGGACACGCTCCCCACGCTCCGCCATGGCGTAGGTTGCGAGCGTGTAGGTGTTGATGTACTCAGCGAGCGCGGCGATCCGTGAGGTGTCGTGAGGAACGGTAGACCGCCGCAGCATCCATTGAAGGACGTCGCCGGCGCCTTGCATCGGGGCGGAGCCGTCGTCGGCTAGCATACCATAGGACGCAACGCCCGCGGCGCTGGTCCACGCGCACCACAAGTCATCGCCGTCGCTCGGTGGTGCCACCCACCCGGATAGGTCGGCGGTTGTCACCGGCTGGCCTAGGTCGTCGTACCCGTTGACGGCGGTTTCCTCTGCGCCGATGCCGTCGGATAGGTTCGAGATGAAGACCTTGGAGCTGTTCGCCCCCGCGTGCGTGTGGTGGCCCGCGATCAACACCCGCTCCGATCCCGGGTTGTGATTGACGTAGAGGGCGGGGGATCCTCGTGTCCGCTGCTTCGCTCCGGCGGGAGACCCGAATACGATCGGGTAATACTCGCCGCCGATTGTCAGGTCAAAGGCCGTCCAGGTTGCGCCGCCGGTGGGCGCCTTTACACGCGCATTGGGGCCTGGGATTAAACCAGCGTCGACGGTGGGCGCTACTTCAAGCGTTCCCGTGATCGGCTCCTCGGCTGACGTCCACGCTGGGTCACGGACTGCGCCATCGAGAATCGTCAAGGTGTCGTTAGAGCCATCGGCCCACAGCATAAGGCGGGCGGTGGCGGAGCCGAGGACGTGTCCAGCGGCCATCATCGCGGGCACGTCAACGTGCGGATACAGAAACAGCGTTAGGCCGGCGGATGTTCCCGACGCACCAGAGGACCCTATGCCGAAGCGCCGGTCAAAGGACCGCGCCCACTTGAGCCCCGGGAAGTATTCGACGTCCGCGCCGGCCTCCCCGATCGGGGCGGTCAACCTACGCCCGGCAAGATGCACGGTGCGCCCGGCCCACTTGAAATCAAGTAGGAAGTGGAGCGACCCGCGTAGTTGCGCCTCGGTGAACTTGCGGACCATCACACCTCCTCGCGGATCGTAACGGTCTGGAATCGTTCGAGTTCATCGACGCCTTCATCCCCAAGCGGGGACTGTCGGAATAGGTCAGTGCGGACGCGGCCCCACAGCATGCAATCCCGCCGCGTTTCAAACTGCGACGAGGATCCGCCGGTGAGGTATTCAACCGCAGTCAACAGGAGGATCGGCAACTTGGCGCCCTCTGCCCGCCGGATCGTCCCGTCGAGTACGCGCGCCGCGTCACGGACGGCGGCCATGGGCAGCGAGGATCCGGACTTGCCTAGGATGTAGTCGGGGGACGGTTGGGTCGTCCGGGTCTGCGTCAGGTCGGTGACGCCCTCGGCCAGCGCGAAGGTGATTTCGCGGGACTGCTTCCCATCGGAGCGGGCAACGCTGCCCCCGCCCGGGCGCTCGACAATGGAGACGGGGTTCAGCGCGACCCACGCCACGCCGTTATCGATGGACGTCCCCAGCATCGCCAGGTGCCCGATCGCAATCGTCCCGATTTCAAAGTACCCGGCGGCGGTGGTCTGGACGGGGATCCGGATCCGCAGTTGCGAGTACGTCGCCGAATAGTCCTGGACGACGGCGCCGAACGCTTGACGCCAGATCGCGCCGGTGCCCGACGACACCTCCCCGCCGTTCATCTCGTCGGTGCCGAAGGTGACGGTAGGCAACTTCGTCCCGCTGCCGGCCCACGCGCCTTCGGTGTTGTGCTTGATCTTCACGTACTGCGCGGCGCCCTCGCTGCCGGCGGCGCCAAGGTCGAAGGTATCCCCTACGTGGTCTTCGTTGTAGAGGTAGTTGTCGGCCGTCGTTGTCCCACCGGACGGGATGACCTTGCGCCCCTTGCGGGTAAACCCGAGGTTCTTGTACCCGACGGCGGCATCCATGTAGGCAATCTGGACCCACGCCGCACCGTTGTATCCGTCCAGGTACGCATCCTTGAAGTTGGCGCCGAAGAGGAACGCGCCGATCGCCGAGTTGTCTAGGTAGCCTTCGTCCGTGAATAGCGCCTCAGTGTCCCACACGAGTTCGACTTGCGAGCCGTCATCGACCGACCGCCACGTCTGCGACGGGCTTGACGAGATGCGCGGGTCCACGTTGGCGATCGGGTAGTCGTATGCGGCCTTGACGTCCCACGCATCCCCGATCCGGGTGGGTCCAGACTCGGCGGCGAGGCGAACGCCGTCGGTGATCCCCGTCAGGTGCGGCGAGTAGGATCGCGTCCGCAGGCATTCCGGGTTGGACCAATTCGAACCGAAGATCGAATAGTACGCCGGGTCCTCCGCCCACCCGTTGACGAGGTAGCAATAACCAACCATCGTCCAGTACGAATCATTCGCTGCGGCGGTGAGGTGGCCCCACTGGATCCTGTTCGTGTTCGCGGTAACGCCAGCGTCGACGGTGGTCCCCGCCTCGCTGGTCACCCACTCGCGGACATGGGCGTCGGCGGCGTGCCACGTCTGAACCTCGCCGCTTCCACCGGCTGCGGGGAAGTGCTGCAAGGCGATCCGAATGTGCCGCTCCTTGGTCATGTCCAGCGCGACGGGAGATCCCACGGTGGCGGTTCCGGCGACGTCGTAAACCGTGTATCCGGCGGCGTCGAACCTGACTTCAACCTCGACTTCGTAGGAGCCGTTGTCGGCGAGGCGCACACCCACCGCGATCTGATTCGTCGAGTCATCGCCACCGGACGGAACGCGGACGGCAACCTCCACCATGGCGGTATCGTGGGCTACCGCGTTCGCTTTGAGGTAAGGCTCCGTCTGCCCCGCCGTCGTGGAGATATGGCAATCCCCCGTTGTCGCCGTCAGCGTGGTCGCGCCTCCGCCACCGCCGCCCCAGCCCATCGAGCCGGGAAGCTGGATCGGGAGGTAGAGATCCCCGTCGCCGGTGGCGCCTACGTCGTCGGCCCATGCGAGAGCGTTGACGTCCTCGAATGAGTCGTCCACGTCCGACGTGGAATCGGGCATGGTGTGGCGGGAGTAGCCGCCCAACCACACGCAGGCGACAGACTCGCCCTCGAAGTTCTGCGCCGGTGACGCCGCCCACCTCGACAGCATCGCCGCGCGCCCCTCGGTGGAGGCGATGTCGAACTTGGAGAAGTAGTCGAGTTTGTCGCCGAAGCTCCATGCCTGGAGATTGAACGCCGCCCACGATGCGCCGTTGTCCGATGACCTGGCGGCGTGGACTTCGTAACGCGTGTTGCCCGCGTCTTTGCTGGTAACGATGGCGTAAGCGACCCCGGTATCGTCGACCCACGTGGACCCGTGCGTGCCAAGGTTCGTCGCCATGGTTGAGATTGCGGCGCGGTCGCCGGTGGTGAGCAGGTCCCACGCGGTCGCCACGCGGTAGCTATACCATCCGTTTGTGGACGGGTGATCGGTCCAGCATGAGACAAGGAACCCACCGCCGGGGAGTGCCGACACGGACGGGCAGAGGAAACCTGCGCTCAGGGATTGCGTAGACCCGACGCTTGACAGGTTTCCGCCGTTGTCGCTGGACGCCCACTGCTGAGTCACAAACACGGCGGTGTCCACGTAGTCGAAGGCGAGGAGGATTTGCCCGCCGTTGTACGCCGCCTGTAACCGCAGGATCGTCGGGACGGACCCGCCGCTATCTAGGATCGCTTCGGTACAGATACGGGCGCCGAGGAGCGCCCACGTTGCCCCGTCATCGTCGGACGAGTAGCAGTCAATTTGTGCGCCGTCGGGCGTGACGATGAATAGAAGAACGCGCGGGGTGGAGGAGTCGTCGTAACGGGTGGGCAACTGGACCAGGCACGACTGCCGCGTGTTTGTCGTGTCCTGGACGCCGATGTTAATCCCCGGTCCCCACGTCGACGTAGCCCGCGCGTAGGGCCACACCTCGTAATTGCCGGAGCTGTCGACAATCCCGGACGCGAGGAGGTTACCGGACGCGAGGCGGAGCACGTTCAGGTGCGGTTCAAGAACGTTCGTGGTCTGGTAGTACAGCGGATCCCAGCCGGTCACGGCGTTGTAGCAATCATGCCCCTTGTAGTCGTCGGTCCCGTCGCCCGCCTCCACGTCCCGCCACACCATGCCGCCGTCACCGTGTCGGGGATGCCCCGCACGCCGCGTCAGGATCTCCAGGTGACCGGCGTTGGACTGATCTCCCGCGCCCATAAGCATGAGGTCAGAATCGGACTGCGCCACAGGTTGTCCCGTATGCGGGCCGCTTTCGTTGAACGTCGATTCCGTCGCACCGGCCCCGGACGCCTTCAGCGTGGCGTTCGTGATTCGCTCGTCAGGGACCAAGATCCCTTGGTGCGTGGTCCTGCTTGTGTTCTGGTTACCCATCAGGCGCCACCTTGGTACGGATCGCGTAGGTAAGTCCGCGAGGGCTGCCGGGTGCGGACCAATTCCCATACAGGCCCGGAGCGGAGCCGCAACGACTCGTACTCCATGGCCTGCGTGGTCTGGTTATTGACGTGGACGGATACGAAGTCGGGGCCCGTCGCCGGTCCCTTTTCCAGCTCCTGCAACGCATCGTGCCCGCCTGCGTTGCGGACGGCTTGGCGGCTGCTAACGTGCTCGCCTGCCTCCAGCGTTGCGGAGACCTCGCCGCCCGTGTGGAACGTCGGCATCTCGGCGGCGACGATGGCGGTCTGGGCGGTGCCTACTCCGGCGGCGGCGATCATGGCGGCGATGCTTTGGGGGTAGCCCATCTCGTTGGCTTTGGCCACTGCGGCGGCGGTGCTTACCGTGACGTTGGCCAGGGCGGCAATCTTGTTGGCGACGAAGGCTTCGGCCTCGGCTTTGCGCCTGGCCTCGGTGCCCTCTTCGGTGCTGCGGACAACCGCGTCCGTAAGTCCCCGCTGGATCATCATCGCGGAGTCGGCGTAGGACTGGACGTAACCCAGTTTTTCGGCAGCGGCAGCGGCGCTCATCGCCCGCTCTTTTTCGATCTGCTCCTCCCGCCACTTGGCGAACTCCTTTTCGAAGTCCCACTCCTCGTCGCGGATCCTGAACCGCTCGCCCGCGCCCTCCCAAACCAAGTCGGTCTTGCCCTTCTCACCGGCGGCGTAGATTTCCAGCAACCGCAGGTTGTTGGCGTGCGCCTCGTCGATGATGCCGGTGAACTCGCCTTGGGGTCCGGTGTCGCGGGCGGGGCCGCGTGGGCGGCTCTTTCGTTCCTCGGTCGGCGCCGGCCTCGCGGCCCCGGCAAGCCCCAACATTCGGAGCATTTCCAGCTGTGAGGATAGGTGGGCGTTGGTGTCCGATACCGCCCCGCCCATCCCTTCCATTTTCTCCTGCCATGCCTCGATGCTGGACCCGCTGGCGTCCAAGCCCGTTCCCAGGCTTTCCGTCCGCCACGAAACGTCACCCATCTTGTCGTCGAGGATCCCGAGGTCGAGGGCCAGCTGGGACGTCGTCTGGTCGAGGATCCAACCCTTGCCGATCAGCTCGCTGCCCGACTCGGCCAGGGCGCCCCAGCTTGCGGCCAGGGCGGTGGTTCTGATCTCCCCCTCGGACATCGAGTCGAAGACGTCGTAAAGCAACCGGGGAAGTAACTGAACGGGCGCTTTCAATACGTTGTAGACGTTGACCAGACCTTCGGTCGCCTTGACAACGGTGGTGGTCTTCGACGCCAGCGCCTCAATCCCGCCGAGTAGATCGCTGTCCGCGAGTGACGCCAGCGCCGCGCCGAGTGCCCGGATCTCTCCGGACTCACGCGCCTGGGCCATCATCTCGCGGATGTTGTCGGTGGTCTCGCGGATCGCCGGTGACACCTCGGCCAGCAGGTCGGACTTGACGCCCATCCACGCGAGACCGAGGAGGTGCGCGGAGTCGGCGAGGGCTTCCGCCTCGGCGGCGGCCTCATTGGAGATCAAGCCCGCGCGCTCGATCTCATCGGCGGCGTTCTTCAACGCACCGGAGCCGCCCTTGAACGCCGGGAGTAGCTTGCCGCCCGATCGGCCGAGGAGGGTTAGCGCAACCTGCGACTTGACGCTTTCCACGGTGATGGTGTCGAGCCCTTCGGCCATGAGCGCAAGTTGGTCTTCCGCGTTCAGCCCGGTGAAGTCCTCGACCGCTAGCCCCATCTTGTCCAGGGCGCGGGTCATCGAGGCGGAACCGTCGGCGGCGTCTATCAGATTCTTGCGTAGCTTGGAGACGACCTCAGAGCCCTTGACGCCTCCGCGGGTCAGCAGGTCAATCGCGCCGACGATCCGCTGGTAGTCTTCCGCGGACTCGCCCACCTCGCGGGCTTCCTTCGCGGTCTGGTTTATCTGGTCGTTCAGGTCCGCGAACTTGGAGATCAGGCGCCCGACTTGCTGGACAGCAACGCCACCGATCACGGCGGTGAAGATGCCCTTCAGCCCGGCGACCGACTGCCCGTACTTCTTCGGCCCGTTCTTCCTCGCCGCCTTCCACGCCTTCGTGGATTCCTTCTCAGCCTTCTTCAGCTGGCGGGTCAGCTTCGTGACCATGCGCTTTGCTTCAACGTCGGTCACGCCGGGGATCTTCTTCAACTCCTTCCGCAGGTCGGTGATGTCGGCGCGGAAGGATACGTTGGCTTCGCGACCCATCAGACTCCCCTATCCGCGAGGGCGAAGAGGTCGGCTTCTAGTGCCTCGGCAAGCCCCGCCTCGGCCTTGCGCGCGGGCTTGCGGATCAACTCGGTGAGCGGCTTCTTTTCTATCCAGGCATCCCGCGGGGCGCCCTTGCCATGCTGCGACTTCAGGTACGCCGTCTGCGCCTGCGTCTTCGACGCTTGCCGTAGTTCGGCGATGGTGTACCGGCTCCACTTGATCCGCGCGGTGTACGGCTCGCGGTTGCTGATCGTCGTGACCAGGGCGTCGGGGCGTAGCGTCGTCGTGACCCGGAACCCGCGGTAGCTGTCGCCGTGGCGGTGCGGCCACTCGTCGCCGGCTCGCTTGACGATGAGACGCGCGACCCGCTCGAACTCCGCTTTGATGCGCGGGGCTACGGCGTCGGCCATCGCGTCGAGGTCGTCGAGTGCGCCGGTGATGCTGACCGTCGATGTGCCGTCACTTCTTCGCACGGATCCGCCGTTCGGCCAGAAGCAGCACCCGATCATCGTGGCTCAGAGTGAGCCACCAAGACGGCGGGTGTCCGTGCTCCCGGCATATCTCCAGCATCATTCGGTCGGCCCCTCCACGGGCTCCGCGGAGAAATTTGCGGTAGACGCGACCTCCTGTTCACTGACCTGGAATTCGACCAGTGCGTCGGCGAGGTCTCGCCCAGCGTCGGCGATGGTGGACCAGGGCATCCCAGCGCCGCGTAGGTCGTCGATCACGCGCCCGCCATAGTCCAGGCCGTCAGCGGCGAGGAGGCGGATACTGGGCTGCTTCTCCCCCGGCCACGGGGCAGCCGCCGGCCAGCACGCGCCGACGGCGGCACCGTAGCCGCGGGGAAGGTTGCGACCGAGAACGCCGATGATGTCCAGGATCGCGGAGTAGGAAGCGGGGCGGTGAAGTTCGATCTCCCCGTCCCCGACTCGGATGGTAGTAATTGCCTGCGCCATGATGTGTCCTCCCACGGGCAGCTGGTTTAGGTCTCGGTCACGGTACCGTAAACGGTGCCGCTGAACGCGATCGTGTTGGGCTCGCCCTCGCTCAGGTCGCGAGTGACGTGCACGTCGGTGACGGTGCTGACGTGATCGGCGGTGTCGCCGAAGTCAGTCCCCTCGATGGTCAGTGCCATGTCGACCGTGTACACGTCGCCGAGGGCGGTGCTGGTCGAGATGTTCCCGCTGTAGCTGTTCCGCCGCAGCAGGAAGTCCGACACGGTGGTCTTCGTCGCGTCGGACAGCCCGCCCATGAGCGTGGAGAAGCTGATCGCCGGGTGCGCGTCCTGACCCTTGCGGAGCGACACGAGCGACCCGCGGGAGTAGTACGGACGCACATCCTTGTGCGACTCGCCCAGCCCGGTGATCGACATATCGCCGACCTCCAGATCGACGGTCAACGACACGGGAGATCCGGTGCCGTCACTGAGGACCAGCGATCCGTCGGTCCATTGTTTCGCGATTGCGGATTCGTAGGCCATGGTCTCGGCCCCTTTCTAGCGGTCGACCGCGAGGTAGATGTAATCGCAGTCCACCGTCTTGGACGCAGCGCCCGCGGAGATGGTCACGATCGTGGGGTAGAGGTTGACGTCGGGGCTGACGCCCACGTCGCCGGTGAGGGTCAACTCGGTGGTGCCGTCGATGGCGAACGCGATGGTCGCGCCGTCGGCGCTCACGGTCAGCGTGAGGCGCTGATAGACGCCGTTCGCGGGGGCTACGGTGGTGGTCGCGTTGCCGGCGTCCTGAACGGTGCCGTCCGCTGCCACGCCGAACCACTCGTCGGTGTCGGCGGCGGGGTCGAACAGGAACCCCACGCAGTCGTCGGCGACGAGGGAGATGGTATCCCCGCCACCGATGGTCGCGGGGATCTCCAGCGCGGTGGAGTCGGTCAGCCCGACGAAGACCGCGGATCCGGTGATGTCGGCGAGGTTCACGCGAGCCTCGAAGATGAGGTTCCCGCTGTCGGCCTGGACCGGATGCGCGCCCGCGAACTGTGATCCGTCGGCCACGATGCCGGAACCCGCCGCGCCGGAGGTGAGCCGGATGGATCCGCCCTCGGCGGCGACGACATCGGGATCCGCGGCGGCGCCGTCGCTGCCCTTGTTCAGGATCCACGCGCTGTCCAGTTCGGTGAACCCGGCCTGCTTGTCGTTGAAGTCGTCGAACAGGCGATTGACCAGCGCGGGCGTCAGGCGCTTGGCGAAGAGTCCGACCTCCTGAAGCTGGCCCTCGGCGGTCGCGGTCGCGAAGTATCCGCCAGCGTCTTCGGCCCCGACCAGTGCAGTCCCCTCGCCGTTGGCTACGCTGGCCAGGTCGCCCCACTTGAGGTCGAGGGCGTCCAGGGAGGCGTAGAAGGTCTGGTCGTCGGTCAGCACGTTGTCCTCGGTGTACGGGCGCGTGGTGCTGTCGGTGCCGCCCAGGGCGGATGCGAACAGCTCCTGGAGCGCGGCCTCCACGTCGGTGGCGGTCCAGTACGCGCCGGCGTCAGTGAGGGAGATGTCTCCCGCTGCCTTCGTCCCGGCCTCGATGGCGTTCCATCCGGTGCCGCCATTGAAGGTCAGATAGGCCAGCGTGTCGACGCTGGAGGCGTCGTTGCGCAGATACAGCATGTGCGTGTGATCGAAGCCCTCGTCGCCCGACGGGGCGCCCGCGCCGGAGATGATGACCGGCGAGGTGAGATCCGCTTCGTTGGCTGCGGACCGGATGGCAACTCCGACGGCGGCGACGGCCTTGCGGAGCCTGTGAGAATAGATCGAAGCCATGGTCTTTCCTTCCATACGGGCTTGCGCCCGTGGCTTGCTAGGTCAACGCATAGGCGTGTTTGACACCTAGCCGAATCTCGCCGATGAAGTACCGGCCCTCGAGTTCGATGGGAACGAACCGCGGGAGTACCCCGCGGAAGATGACGTGCGTGTATAGCGGCCAGTTTGCGTGGATGGCGACTAGCAGATCGTCGCCCGCGTCGAGGGCTGCGTCGTAGTCGGTGATCGCCGCATCACCCCGAATGCGCCAGAGGTACCGGACAAGGATCTCAGTCTCGGCTTCGACTACCGCCTTGCGCCGGCCGCCCGTCGGTGCCGTCGGGTTCGTCGCTCCCACGCCTAGCGCGAAGGTCTGGTGGATCTCCGTGCTCGCGTCGTAGGCCATGAAGTCGTAGACCCACCGGGACTCGGTCCAGCCCGACAACGCCTCAAGGGTCGTTGCGATGGAGCCGCGGATCTCGCTGGGCGACGTCGCTGTCATGCGAGCCACACGGTCGGGCGGGCTGCCTTGCGGTCGGTGGTGGAGTCCGGGTCGCCGTCGTCGTCGGTGTCGTACAGGAAGTTGGTCGAGTTGAACGCGCGCTCGTACGCGGAGCGGTAGTGCTCGGCCTTGCGGCTGTACGCCTCGTTGAGTCGGCTGGACAGGTCTTCGAACACCAGCGAAAGAACCAGGTTCATCCACACGTCTCGCAGTGCGGACGGTGAGACGATCAGATTCGGGCGGTTGCCGAGTGCGACCAGCCGGAGCTGAATCATCACGTCGGCCTCGTCGATGTAGTCCTGGAAGTCGGACAGCGACGTGATAGCGGCTGACCCGCTCGGGTCAAGTGCCGACTCCCGGCGGAAGATGTCCACGTCCGTGATCGTGGGGTAGAGACGCGCGCGAACACAGGCGCCGTCGTTGCGGGGCGTGTGCGTGATCGTGTCGGGCATGACCAGCGACCACTCGATGACCCAGCCCTCGCCGAGCTCCTGTGCTCCGAGGACTGCGGACGTGACCGTGTACTGCGCCACGCTCGACACGATGCTGACCGCGGCGGCGGTGATCACGTCCTGGCCTGCGGTGTTGCGGATCGTGACGGTGCCCGACGACGGAGCTATCACGCCCCCGTCGATGTAGCTGGGCGCTTTGATGAGGTTGTCGCGCCCCTGCTCTAGCATCTCCGGGCCGAGAAAGCGGAAGGTATACCGGGCGTCGGTGATGCTCATTGGTCGCCCCCGTTGCCTACCTGGCGATCACGCCACCGCTTGTGGCTCCCCTGCGCCTTCTCACGCGCATACTTCGGGCTGGCCCCGTTGCGGGTCATCTGGCCGGCGAACTGCGCCGAGGCGCCCGGGTCGACTTCCCACAGACGGGGGGTCCGCTGGAATGCAGAGACCACGCGCCACGCCTCGCCGCCGCAATGCTCACAGGTGACCGCCCGCTCCTCGTAGGGGACGACGGTTTCGGTGACCTTGCCGCAGGCGTCACAGGCGTGGTCGTACAAGGGCATCTAGGTATGGTCTCCGATGATGATGATCTCGTACGTCTGGTTGGCGGACAGGGCGCCGAGGTGGAGGATGTTCGCGGTCGAGTTCGTCACGGTGCCGCCGGTCGGGCTGTACCACTGCCAGTGGCCACCGGGGGGAACGATGCTGGTCGATGCGTCCGTCTCGAACGGGGTGGTCACGCCGGCCCACGCATCGGCCGCGCCTGCGCCGTCGGTGCCGCCGCCGATCTGAATGTAGCCAGCCCCGCCCGCGGTGTTCGTATTCTTGATCAGGATGGCCTTGACGTTCGCCATGATGATCGCCCGCAAGGTGGTTCCGGCGGAGTCCTCCTGTGACAGCGCGAACAGGTCCAGGTTCGTGTGCGCCGTGGCGGTGATCGTCTCGGTGAAGACGTACACGTCATCGGCGGTGCTGGTCGCGGTGCCGTCGGGCAGCGAGAGGACGTGCGACACCTCGGGGAACTCGCGCACGGCTTCGCCACCGGGGAGGGAGTACGCGCGGAGCGCCTTGACGGTCGAGGTAATGCCGGTAACCACGGTGGTCATTGGTTAGCCCTTCTTCTTCGGTCTTCCTGGCCCGCGCTTGGCGGGCACTTCGGGTACTTCGGTTTCGACTTCCTCGCCGGGAACCGTGGCGGCCTGCATGGTCTCCAGCCGGTCGCGCTCGCGTGCCAGCCGGTGCGGGTTGTTCTCGCCCAGCGCGCGTTCGACCCGCTGACGCTGCCCGTCGACGATGGCTTCGGGTACCGTGTCGTCGGGGGCGGTGACGTAGCCCTCGGTGATGAGGGCGCGCAGCCATGCGCGGTATCCCTCGGTGTCGGACTTGACGATCACGCGGTTTCCGACCTGCTTCGGGATCTCGAAGATCGACAGGTGGACCGTACCCCCGCGGCCGGCATAGGCGCGGACGTAGGAATCACGGTCGGGGTCGGCGAGGCGCGCGGCGTCTTCGGGGATGACCTTCCACCCCTTGCGCTCCAACTCGGCCTTGGCCAGCGACAGCCCGCCATCCTTGTTGACGGCGGCGACCCCGGGTTCGGCTGTCAGCTTGCCGAGGATGGGGAGCCACTCGTCGCCGAAGACGCCCCAGCGTTCCGGGTGCCACTTGTAGAGGAACGTCGCCGACGCTGGCAGGTTCAGTAGCTTCTGCTCGACCGCGGGGCGCGCGATCGGGACTTCCTTGAACTGCTGAGTGTTGGGCGAGTTTGCGGGGCGCCGCTTGGGTGCCTTGCTTCCTACGGTTGCGGCCATGGTGTGTCCTCCTTGCCTGGGTTAGTTGGGGACGCCCCACGGAGGACACCAGATGGGGCGCCCCCGTGGGGCCATTGCCCCTCGCCGACCTATCGGTCGGTGATGATTGAGACGCCCATGGAATCCTGGATCTCCACAACGCCACAGTAGTAGTTGCCCACGATCCGGTTGTAGTCGCCCACCTCGTCGTAGTCGGTGCCGACGCGGATCTTCGTGCCCGCCGGGATCCCCATCTCGGGAATCAGGCCGGTGCTCATGTCGCCGTAGCCGATGGCTCCGCGACCCCACATTCCGCCCGCGCTGTCCGCGCCACCGTTGGCGGTCGGGATGAGCGAGGAGGCGAACAGGTCGACGCCGTTGAAGCTGCCGACGTAGTCGGGCCCCTTGATCGCCAGCATTTCCTGCGTGGCGGCGATGAACTGGAGGGCGCCGGCCTCCGCGCGGATGCTGCCCTGCAGGTCGGTGACCTGGACGGGGTACAGCATGGCGGCATAGGGACCGCCGATGCTGGCCTGGGTCAGCGTGTACTGCGCGTCGAAGAAGTCGTCGACGCTCATGTCGACGGTGGTGGTTCCGACGGTGCTGGAGAAGTCGTCCACGATACCGGCAAACATCTCGACCAGTCGCATCCGGGCGGCGCCGACCATGTCCTGGGCCAGCCGGGACAGCTCCGACGGGTCGCCGTTCAGGCTCGCGGTCAACGCGGCCATGCCGGTCACCTGGCGGTAGAGGGCCTGGCGGGCGATGGTCAGCTGCGGCGAGGCGTTGGTCAGCGCGGTGACGCTGGCGTCGGCGTTCTCGGCGACGGCCGCCATCCGGTTGTATCCGTCGAGCCCGGACAAGGGCAGCTCGAACACGTTGGCGCCCTTACCCGCGAAGTCGCCGAGGTACATGATCGCGGGATGGTCGAGGATGCCGGATCCGCGATCGGCGGTGAGGAGGTTGATCTCCTGGTGAAGCTGGGCGGCGAGGCGAATATCACCGGCGGCGGCGAGAGTCGCGAGATTGATGGCATTGGCATCGTGGGGCATGGTGTGAACTCCCGGAACGAAGGTTAGGGTTTCGCTGCCCTAACGCTGTTCCGGGTGCGACCCGAGGCAAGCGCCTTAGTCTAGACCGATTCCGCGGACACGCGCAAGCGTTAGGACGTGGGGCCGTCCCGCTGCACCTTGTAGGCTGCGTACTCCGTCGGGGTCATCCTGGTAATCGCTGCGGCGTCGTAGGGGTCGGGGGCGTGCGGGTGCGGCTGCGTGCCAGCGTTCGCCGCGGGCGGCGTTGCGGGCGGTACGACGGCGGGCGCAGCCGGTGGGGCCGCAGGGGCGGCGGGTGGTACCTGTGCCGCGGGGGCGGCTGCCTTGACGTGGGGAGCGAGGAGAGCGGGCGGCTCGATGGCGCCGGATCGCATCCCGGTAACCCACTCGCCGATCGTCGCGGGGCGCCCGTCGCCCAGTTTGCCGTAGCTGTCGAGAAAGCCGTCGACGACCTCAGCGGCGATCCCGGCGCTGGTAATCTGCTTGTACGCCTCGTGTCCCGTGGTCGCTGCGGTCAACTCCTCGCGGGCGAGGTCGAGTTCGGCGCGGACGGCGTCGATGTCAACGGCGCCCTTGCGTGCCTCCTCCAGCGCGGCGGCGGCCTGAGTCGCCGCGGTCTCGGCGGTCTTCCGCTTTTCGTTCACCTCGTCGAAGCGTTCCTTTGGGATTGCCTCGCCGATGTCTTGCGCGCAATGCGGACAGCTGAAGCCCATGGTGTGTCCTCCGGGGCTAGGGGGTGATCGGGTTGGCCGACCTCACGCGAGTTTCCGCGATGCGGGCGAGGTCGTCAACGGCCTGGCTCTCGCTTACGTTGTGGATGTATGCGTAAGCCATCGCGTCCGACATCAGCCCGCGGTCTAGGAGTTCGATCGCGTGGGTCCGTCGCGCCTCAAGTTCCTGCGGGGATAGCGGGATCTCCTGGTAGACGATTTCGTACCCGCTCTCCGGGTAGTTCGTGCCGGTGGTCCGGTTCAGGAGGATCGCGGACAGGGCTACCAGCTCGGCGTCGGCGCGTGCGAACTGCGGGGCAAACTGCTTCTGGGCTTCGCGCTTGCCTTCGTTGCTCATGGCGATCGCGTAGCCGCTGCGGGCGGTGCCGCCCATGCGCTGGACGTCGCCCGCTGGGACTCCGGCGTCCTGGGCTAGCTGGGTCGCGCGGGATTCCAGCGTGCGCCAGAAGCCCTCCACGTCTGACCCGGCAGCCCACTGGCCAACGGTGATGTTCTGCTGCTCGTCGCTCTCGGTCTCCATGAGAAGCAACGTCGCGGCGTCGGTCACGGTCTGGTGTCGGCTGGCCTGCGAGTCGGAGTCCACCGGGGCACCGCCAACGGGGCGGGCATTGACGCTGTACCGCTGCGGCCAGCTGGCATCTTTCATCAGGTGCAGGTGATGCGAGTTGCCCACCGCGAGGTTGAGCGATCCCTCGAACGCCTCGCGCATCGCCATGTAGTCCCATAGCCGATCGCCGGTGCGGCTGGCGTGGTAGAGGACGTAGGGCAGCACGGGATTGCCCGCGCTGTCGGTGTACGCCTGCGGCCAACCCTGCAACGGCTCACCGGTCCCGGGGTCGACGAGGAACGCTGACGACAGGTCCGCGCCCAGCGTCCCGCCTTCCTTGGCTTCGTACACGCCGAAGATCCCACGCTGCGGCTCGAGAACGTCGAAGGTCCACGCGGGGCGGTGGGTCTGCGGGTGGATGCGTAGTCGCGCCTCGCGGATGGCGATCGGCGT